GACATGTGTAAATTTGATTTAATGTTATTTCAAGGTGGAGTAACCGAAGAACTTACAACTTTATTTTCAAGTCAATTGTGTGTTATTGAAAATGTAGCTGTTACATATGGAAGTCAAAATAAAATGACATTTTTTGATTCAAAAGGAGGTAACAAATATTTTCCAACTGATGTAAATTTTGAGTTACAATTGAAAGAAGCTGTTCTTATTACCGAAAGTGATGCTATAAATGACATGAATTCTTATACTGTGATTTAATATGTCAACAATATTTAATCTCTATCCTCAAATTAATTATTCAGTAAACAATTTTGATTCATTTCGTGCAGTTGATATATCAACATCTATTCGAATTAAAAATATTGTAAAACAATATCGTTCTTTAGCCGCAAGACCGTATGTAGTTTTAGATGGAGAAAGGCCTGATCAAGTTTCTTTTAATTTCTATAAAACTTCGGATTATGATTGGATCATATTACTTACAAATGATATGTATAGTATATATGATGATTGGCCAAAAAGTGCTGAAGTTTTAAATCGATATATTATTGAGAAATATGGAAGTATTTCAGCAGCACAAGTTGATTTTCCAAAATATTTTAATTCTTATGGTGATGAAATTGACTATTCGTTTTATATTAGTTTACCAATTGCCGCTAGAAAAACTGAAAGTGCATATGATTATGAGGTTAGAAAAAATATAAACAAATCTAAGATAAAAATTATTAGGTCGGAAATTATACCAACTCTCGATTCAAATTTAAAATCTGCAATTAATCTAGCAGTTCAATAAAATGATAACTTCGAAACCTGAAATAGATGATGTTATATCACAATTTGACACTAATATTGGCACACACATTGGCGACAAAGTTGTCATTAATGATATTTATCTTAAAACTGTAAATGGAGAAATAATTAATTTACTTTCAAGATATAGTCAAATTATATTTTATGAAAATATGTTTTCTTCATCATTATCCGGCTTAATTTCAATTAAAGATACTGAGGGTTTATTAGAAAAATATGTAATTTCAGGTGGCGAAGAAATAGGAATTAAAATATCAAAACCAAATATAAATGATGTATTGGTATGGAGAGTTGATCTTGTTGTTCATAAAATTTCTAGAAGTGAAATAGGAAACAATCTCAATACTTCATATAATTTGTATTTTACTACGAAATTTTACATAAAATCAATGAAAAGAAGACTTTTTAAAAGCTTTAAAAATCAGTCTTTTGTTAAATGTATAGAGTCTATCTATAAAGAAATAACAGACAATAAAATTGCAATAGAAGATCCTGGGCTAAGCTTATCAAAAAAGCCTTTTATTAGTACAGGGCTACATCCTCACAGTGCTATTGAATTTTTATGTAAAAGATCGTGCGCTAAGGGTAAATTTTTTGTTTTTTTTGAGAGATTATCACCCATAACAGGAACAATTCAAGGTTCTCCATTTGTTGCGCCTCATTATTTTGGCAGTATAGAAAAACTTATTCAAGATTCGAATAATCAGACAATCTTTAATATTGTATATCGCGAAAAAATTGAGGGTCAAATTGAAGTAAGCATTGGAGAAAATTCACTTAGAACAACAAAATTTATTAGACTTTCAAATTTTAATCATTTAGAAGCTATGATGACAGGTCTTTATAATAGTAAAATAACAACAATTGATCCAATTACAAGAACATTTAATTTGAAAAAACTTTCATATGTAAATAAGAATGTTTCAGGAGATTTTTATTTAAATCCTTTAATTTCAGGTAAAACAATTTTTTCAGAATTTGATGATACTAGATATGATCTTCCAGGAGAAAAAATTTTGATTGGATCTTATAATGATCCTTTTGGTAAAGAAGAATGGCTTTCAAGTCATATATACGGCCAAGTCTCAAAAAATTTATTTAAAGTTCAAGTTGTAATTGAAGGTGGCACTAATAATATTGGAGTTGGAAGCATTGTGAATGTAAGTGTGCCTTCTCACTATAAAAAACTTTTAAATCCTGAAAATTCTCGATTATCTGATGACATTATATATTCAGGAAAGTACATTGTTACTGCTGTTAAACATACTATAGTTGGTGATAATTATGTAAAAGAAGTAGAATTAAGTAGAGGTTCTATGAATTTTAATTTGGGTGTAAATACAAATTCAAAAGAAATTAAAAATGTAGAAAATAAATCGAAATCATCGAAAAGAGTGTATAATACAACGGCTAATAGTACAGCTAAAAATGTCATAGGTGATACTGAAGTTTCATTTTTAGGAACACAAACAATGATTAAACGAAATAGTGATGGTAATCTATCTTCAAATTCAAAAGCTTATGTTAAAGCTTTAGGAATTGAGCTAGATGGTGCATTACTAACTAATAGATCATATTCAATTATAGCTAGATCAGTTCAAAATAATGATTTTAATAATGTAGATGATGCTATTCGAATCATGTATCCAGGTAATATTAATTCATTAACTTTAGATGTTTTATCAAATATCAAATCAAAAATAGAGGTTTTATTAATATGAAATTTTTAGAATTTGCTCTTAAAGAAGACTATGAAAAATATTCTTTGTTGAACGAAAAACAAATTGTCTATAACGGTGGCAAAGCATATGGTCAAGTTGTTTTTCTTGCAGGCGGTGCTGGTAGCGGCAAGGGCTTTGCAATTTCCAATTTCATGGAAGGCCCTAAATTTAAAGTCATTGACGTTGATGAGTTGAAAATGGCATTTCAAAAACTAGATTATTTGAACAAGTTTACGATGAAGCAATTGTTAGCCAAATACGGCAGCAAAATCAAACCACATGAAATGGAAATTGTTCAAAAACAAGTTTTAGACAGAGACTACAGTATGAAGAATCTAAATCTTAGAACACCTGAACATGTCTTTGCACTTCATGTATTGGTTCGTGCAACGGGTGCTAAAGATAAACTCATTGACATGATGCTCGACGGCGCAAAGCAAGGAAAGTTGCCAAACATTATATTTGATACAACGTTCAAAGATATGGATGATTTGAACACTTACGTCCCTAAACTCATCAAAATGGGCTACGATCCAAAGAGTATACATGTCAGTTGGGTGCTCACAAATTATCAAGTCGCTATGAAAAATAACAGTGAAAGATCAAGAGTTGTGCCTGATGATATTCTTCTTCAGACACATCAAGGTGCAGCAAGAACTGTATTTGATTTAATAAAGACGGGATTGCCTAAAGATGTAGATGGTGGATTTTATGTAATATTAAATAATCGCGAAAATACAATTGTTTGGATCGATCCTAAGACAAATAAACCATATAAGAGTGTAGGAAAATATGAGAAAAATGATTTAATTGTAAAAGATTTTAAATACTTGACACTTAAGAAGCCTGGTAAGCCAATGAATACGTCAGTTGAAATCAAAAAAGAATTATTCAGTTGGATTAAAGATAATGTGCCGCCAGGATCATTAGATACGAAAGAGTTAGACAAACTATGAAACGATTTAAAGAACATATTAATAATGCTGCACTAGCATCTCAAGAAGAGTGGGAAGAAGCTGTTTTTGGTGTAGAGATTTCAGAGGTGCTCAAACAAGTGGACGGCAAATGGGCTTTAGTCTCAAAGAAAACCGGTAAACCGTTAGCGTACTACGACGGTGAAGGCAAACCGTCTGACGATTGGATTGCAAAGCAAGAACGAAGAATTCAATTTTTCAAACATAGAGGCTAAATGAAAAATTTTTTAGGTCAAGATGGATTTCTATGGTGGATTGGCGTTATTGAAGATGTAAATGATCCTCTTAGATTAGGAAGATGTCGTGTTAGATGCTTTGGTTATCATCCACCAAAAAAGGATGTTTCTGTATCTAAAGAGGATTTACCCTGGGCGATATGTATTCATTCTCCAAATACTCCAAATTTGTATGCAACACCTAATGAGGGCGATTGGGTTGTAGGATTTTTCCTTGATAGTATGAACGCTCAAGAGCCAGCTATCATAGGATATATTCCAGGAATTCCTCAAAATTCTGAAGAATATTTTGGAGCGCAACCTAGAAAAGACTCAACCGGAAAAGCTGTCAGAAGTTTTTCAAAAGTGGCGGAACTGGCCGAAGCTGAAAAACAAGTATATACTCCAAATAAAAATGTTTTAGAATATGTTTTAGCTAATGATAGAAATCCTCAAGCAATTGCAAATGGAATGAGATTTTTTAATTTAAATACGGCTCAAATAGCTCAACTTTTAGGAATACCAGAATCACAAGCAATTCGATATCTTGAAGTTGCAAGAATAAAGGATGTTAAAGTTACAGAAGCAAATACGATTCCATCAAACTTAATTCGATGGGATAGTAAAGTTGGTCATTATATTGAAATGTCTGACATACCTAATATAGAAAGAATTACATTACAACATGCTAACGGATATTCTTTAGTATTAAATAATGATGGTATAGCATTAAATTTATTGAGTGGTCCATCATTAAGTCTTTCTACAAGCAATGTTGTAACATTCACAACAAATTCTTTAGGATCAATGTTTAAAATGTCGCCAACATTGAATTTTTTAGAGTTATCTCAAGATGGTGCAAATTTAATTTTATCACCATCTCAAGTTGTTTCGAGATCACATACAAATGGTTCTATATTCACACTTAGTAATAATTTAATTAGTTTGGCGCACAAGGATGGCGCAAATATTGCAGCAACTTCAAATGTAATTTTATTATCAGTGCATTCTAATGGATCACGAGGTTTTATTAGTAATAATTTAATTAATTTTATTTCAATCGGTGGAGCGAACGTTGCAATTAATACGGATACAATTTCCATATCATCACATAATTTAGGTTCTGCAATTAGAGTTAGTAACACTGTAATTGAAATTCAAAGTAAAAATGGCGCTAATGCATTAGTATCAGATTCAAAAACAATTTTATATAGTAAAACTGGACATTTTATTGATTTAAATGATACAGCAGATAAAATAACAATTAAACACAAAGGCGGTACTAAAATTGTGATAGATTCAGTTGGTAAAATTACTATTGATGCGTTAGATGATATTGCGATTACATCATCAGATATTACAATTAATGCTGACAATTTTACATTAAATGCAGACAATGTTGATATAAATTCAACAGGAACTCTAGATTTATCTGGTGCCTCAGGAGGTATTACAACTACAGGTGGATTTAATGTTCATGCATCCGGCACACTTGATCTTCAAGGCTCAACAATTAACATTAACTAATAAAGGAAATCATATGGGAACAATCGCATTTGAGGGTGCATCTTTTAATACAGGCCATCCCTGCACAACAACAGATACTCTAAATAATCCTATAGCTATTAATGTTTTTATTGAAGGTCAAAAACCTTTATTGTCTGGCGCTACGGCTACACACATTTATGAAACAATAATATTTGTAGGAAGTCCACCTGTTCCTGTACCAGTTTGTACTGATAGTCACACAATAACATACTCGGGCGGAAGCAGTACCGTTTTTATCAATGGTTATCCGATTGGTTTCGTTGGTGATCCCGTCGAAGGCGGAACAGTCAATGGTCCAGGTGCAACAACCGTATTTTGTAATTAATACAAGGGAAAAAAATAATGATAACAAATCATGAAAACTTAGTTAGTTTATTTGAAACATATCTTAATGAAAATATGAAATTTGAAGAAAAGGGAAATAAATCTGCTGCAACAAGAGCTAGAAAAGCCCTTTCTCAAATGAATAGAATAATTAAGGAAAGAAGAAAAGAAATTCAAGAAAGTAAAACAACAGAAAAGTGTGATAAATAAACCATTATGGCCGAACTTATTTTTTACAAAGATTTATCATTAGATTTTACTCCTCATCCTATCAGCGGTGATATTAGGCCTATCACGAATGAAACTGCAATTCGAAGAGCATTATCTAATTTAATTCGCACAAGAAAAGGTGATAGGCCATTTAGACCAGATTATGGTTCTACAATACATAAATATCTTTTTGATCATGGAATTTTCGCTGAAAATGAATTAAATAAAAGCTTATATGAAACAATTCAGAAATTTGAACAAAGAATTATTGTAACTAAAATTGAAAGTAAATATGAGGCTGGAGGAATTTCTATTGATATTGAATATATTATAAGAAATATTAACGTAATAGGCACATTTCAAACAACAATTACAAGGGTGGCATAATGGCACTTTCTGCTGACTTAAGAGTGGATAGTCTTAATTTTGAAGGTATTAAAGCAAATTTTACTAATTATTTAAAATCTCAAGATCAATTCAGAGATTATAATTTTGACGCTGCTGGAATTCAAGTTCTCTTAGATTTATTAGCTTACAATACATATTACAACTCATTTTATTTAAATATGATTTCAAATGAAGCATTTCTTTCTACAGCACAAAAAAGAAACTCAGTTGTAAATTTAGCTAGATCATTAAATTATATACCGAGATCAACAACTTCAGCAAAAATAACTGGATTTTCTGTTTTTACAGTTACAGGTTCGCCAGCCTCAATTACAATTCCAGCGTATACAACATTTGATGGAACGATTGATGGCCAAACTTATTCCTTTAACACAACAGAAGCTATAGCTATTGTACCATCATCTGGAGTTTATTCAGCAGACTTAATACTTACCGAAGGTAGATATATTCAACAAAGATATACCGTAAACATACTTGATCCTGATCAAAGATTTTTAATTTTAAATGCGGGCGTAGATACAACTACAGTATCAATTAGAGTTCAAACTTCAAGTGTAGATACAACAATCACATCATTTATTTTACCTGAAAATATTATTGAAATTACAGAAAATGATGCAATTTATTTCTTAGAAGAAGTCGAAGATGGTTTATATGAAGTATTTTTTGGAGATGGTACAATCGGCATTGCTCTAGAAAATGGTAATATAATAATTATAGATTATTTAATTTCAAATGGTCAATTAGCTAATGACATTGAATCATTAACATATAGTGGATCGATTACAAATGTTACAGATGCAACATTTATTCAAGATGCTCCAGCTGCTGGTGGAGCAGAAAGAGAGACCATTAATAAAATAAAATTTAATGCTCCTAAATCATACGAAGCACAAAATCGTGCAATAACTGCTGAAGACTATAAAGCCTTATTGCTTAAACAACCAAATATACAAAGTGTTTCTGTGTGGGGTGGTGAAGATAACGATCCTCCAGCTTATGGTAAAGTTTACATCGCAGTAAAACCCACAACAGGGGAAGTATTGACTGCATCGGAAAAAGATAGTTTAAAAGAAACAATTATTAAACCTAAGAAAGTCTTAACAGTTCAGACTGAATTTGTAGATCCTGAATATATTTTTTTAATTATTAATGTTGTCGTAAAATATGATTCTAGAATAGCAATCATATCTAGTAATTCTTTAGAACAGAAGGTTATTGAAGTCATTCAAAATTATAATGATGATGATATAAATGAATTTTCAAAATATTTTAGATATTCAAAACTATCTAGATTAATTGATTTATCTGATCGTTCTATATTAAATAATTCAATGAGTATAACCCTAAGAAAAGAAATTGATGTTCAATTAGGAACTTCAAAACGATATGATATTTCATTTTCAAATCCAATCAATAATAGCACACTTGGAAGACCCGGGTCTCATCCATATGGAGTAGGAAATCAATTAACATCGAATGAATTTAGTATTAGCGGATTCACTAATTGTTTTCTAGAGGAAAATAACGGAATTATAAGAATTTATAGAGCATCCGGCGGATCAAATATTGCAGTTTCATCTAATGTAGGAACTTTAAATTATAACACAGGTAAAGTGATTTTAAATAATTTTGCCCCAACCGCTTTTTCTGATGGTGGTGTTACTTTAAAATTAACAGCAAGTTCACAAAATTTAGATGTTTTGCCTCTTAGAAATCAAATTATTTCTATTCGTGATGCTGACATTTCTGTATCTGTGATTGATGATAGAACAATCAGTCTAGTAAATCGTTAAAATGTTTGACATAACTTCCTATAAGCCTTCATTAGGAATTACAAATTTTCTTAGTGAGGAACTAAGAAGTAGTTCTGAAAATTTTACTTTATTTATAAAGGCATATTATGAATGGCTTCAGACAGTAAAAATAACATACACTGATATTTCAGGGACTTTTCTAAGAGATGAAACAATTACTGGAGATTCGAGTTTAGCAACTGCAATTATTAAACAAATTGATACAGCTAATAATGCTTTGATTGTGAGAATGTCGAGTCTTAAACCATTTGATTTAAGAGAAACTTTTGAAGGTGCAACTTCAAATGCTATAGCAACAACATTGTCATTAAATGACAATGTTGTTAGACAAACTGGTCAAATTTTAAATTATCGTGATATTACAAAAACTGTAGACAAATATGTTGAATATTTAAAAAACGAATTGTATTCAACAATACCACCTAATTTTTATGCAAATGAAAGATTTATTGCAAGAAAATTAAAAGAATTTTTCAAAGCTAAAAGTAATGAGGATTCATATAAATTCATTTTTAAAATTTTATATGGTGAAAATATTGAAATTAAATATCCTGGTGAAGATTTACTCAGAATTTCTGATGGTAAATACGAAAAAACAACTATTCTTCGTGCTGCGGTAACAAATGAAATTTTTAATTTTTTAAATCAAACGATTGTAGGCGCAAATAGTGAAGCTGTTGGTAATGTTGTAGACATTAAAGTATTAAATGTAGGATCAACAGAAGTTGCTGAAATGACACTCTCACTCGCTTCAGGAACTTTTATCACTAATGAAATTATAGAAATTATTGATGATCCAACAACAAATACGACAGTTTATGGAATGGTTACAGATTTTACGATTAATGACGGCGGTTCTGGATATGCAATAGGCGATTCAATTATTATTTCAAGTAATACAGGTAATGAAGCACTTGCAGAAATTTCATCCATTAAAGCATCTCCAATTACATCTATCAAAGTAAACACGCAAGGATTCGGATACAGAAATGGTATTAACGCTATCATTAGCAATGCAGGAACTGGCGGTTCTGATTTTGCAATTAGAATCACAGAAATAGCGAATACATATACTGTAACTTCAGGTGCCATAAATTATACCGTGGGTGAAACTGCTACAATATCCATTATTAATCGAGGTTCTGGATATTTTGCTAAGCCCATTATAACACTAGAAGACACTATTATCAGTTCTTTGGGCCTTCTTTCTCCTAATTTAATTACAATTGCTAATACAGGAACAAATTATGCAGTAGGAGATACACTTGTTTTTACTGGAGGATCAGGAGCTAATGCGGCTGGTAGAGTTGCATCTGTTACGGAAACTACATCATATAATTTATTATTTGAAGATGATTTTAGAATGATATCTGAAGACAGCTATTATGATATCATTAAAAATGAAGATTGGACTGTGCTTGGTTCAATTTCTAGAATAGAACTTACAAACTTTGGTTCTGGATATACGACAGCAAATTTACCAAGTATTACCATATCAAGTGGAACCGGATCCAATGCAAATCTTATAGTTACTAACATTCAAGGTAAAAGTGCTAATATTGAAGTTGATGTTGCAAATAACATAACAGGCATAGGTTCAATTCGTGCAATTAGATTAAAAAATTTTGGTGTGGGTTATGTGACAGCTAGCGCAAATGCTACATCATCTGGAGATGGTAATGCAAATTTAACGCCCATCATATCTGGAGTTGGAGTTAAAGAGGGTAACTGGATTAATGATGATGGTAAAATTGATTACAAAATTATTCAAGACTCAGAATATTATCAAGATTTTTCGTATGTCATTCGAAGTGGTTTAGTATTTGATAGATACGCTGATGTTATTAAAGAAATAATTCATCCAGCTGGTATGGAATTTTTCGGTGAAATTCTCATTCAATTATCTATTGATGTAACACCGACATTTATAACTACAGTTGAAGCATTATCAAACGTTGTAGCGTATGTTTATACTTTTGAATTATTTGGTTCAGCGGCGGCGGTTCCTGTAGGAATTATTGGAAATATCAAAACACTTGCAATATTAGAAAAGCTTATTGAAGGTCAAACGAATGTTTATTCTGCACTTCATAAATTAATTCAAATTCATCCTGAATTAAATCTTTCACCAATTATATCAAGCACAAATCAATTACTTAATAATGTCAATGAATATTTAGTACATCTAAAAAATTACATTAACGTATATACCGCTACACCAATAGTAAAAGAAAATGTTATAACTCAAAAGAGTTCTTTATTAACTCAAGCAACAATATTAAACGAATATAACGAAATTATTAAGCTTGATATATTAAATATGAATCAATTACTTAATAATGTCAATGAATATTTAGTACATCTAAAAAATTACATTAACGTATATACCGCTACACCAATAGTAAAAGAAAATGTTATAACTCAAAAGAGTTCTTTATTAACTCAAGCAACAATATTAAACGAATATAACGAAATTATTAAGCTTGATA